ACGCACATCCTGACCACTAGATAACGTATAAGTTTCCCTCAAGGTTTTCGTGTCAATCGCGTGAGGCACATAAACCGAGTCAATTCCCTCAGCTTCAAGAATGCGTTGCCCAAACGGAGCCATCGCAACCGGCTTAACATTATCCTTCTGCAACCATGCTTTCACCTTTGGAGGCAAAGTCACATGATCAATAGGCACCCACGACCACAAGTTGCGGATTTGCTCATAGTAAGGAGACTCTAAAACCCACACGTCATACAACGTCAAATGTACGTTCTCAAAACTGGCACCATCGGCCACCTCGTTCACAAACGTCATGTGATCAATCGGGGCCGAGTCTTGCGAATAAGGATGAAAAGACCGCGGAAAGTGAGCGACTTCACCGTAAGGCGTCCTTATCAAGTCACGTTTGCCCTCAAGGCCAAAGTTGCTAATGTTTGCAACATCCAAGCCGTGACGCTTCAGCCCATCAATTAAATATTTAACTTGCTGACCATAACCAGTCGGAACACCATAACTGTTAGACCAAACAGTGAAAGCGCCTTTAAATTGTTCTTTGTGTGCAGGATTACCACTTTTACCCATAAAAGCATCCTATATACGCAAAAGGGGCCAGGCAACCAATGCCCAGCCCCTCTGCGTGTCACTTGTTAGGAAGAAGCCCCAACAAAGTGCTTGATGTGACCGGCGTGGGTCAGGTTTCCGTCGACGCGCATCAAGAACCTGTAATAAGTCAGATCCTGGTTGAAGGCGTAGTCGGTGGAAGAAGCAACCTGTAGGCCTCCAGCCATACGCACTTTGTACGAAGGCAAGTGACCAAACAACACGCTCTTGTTCGAAGTGCCGACAGAGGCGATCGCGGGGTTCTCAAAGATTGGGAATCCGGCGAACTGGTCGGGCTGTCCCACACCAACCTGGTACAGGTACTGACCGTTGTCGTCCTTCAGCTTACGCATCGCACCAACCGAGGAGGTGTTAGCCATGAAGCCAACACCAGGAAGGCGGCGAGCGGCACCGTCAAGCGAGTAAATCAGGTCGATCAGGTTGTCGGCGGTGAACGCACCCGAAACGCCAGTGCCACCGGTAATACCGGAGCCCGAGGCGCTCACAACACCAGTCGGCTGGACAGTTCCAGTACCAACAGTGAGGGCGTTGTTCACAGCGAAACCAATCGCGTTACCAGCCTGCTCGGCAAGGAGACCTTCCATGTTGAAGCCCGCGTCAGTGAGCAGTTCGCTCGACACGGGAATCAGGAAGGAATACTTGTAAGCACCGAGTGTGATGCTGGAGAAGGTCGGCTCGCTCTCAGAGATAGCGGAACCTTCAGCAGTAATCGAACCAGTGCTGTAAGCAGTCAGGGTGGGGATGGTGAGGTCTTCACCAGTGGTGGTGCTGATCGTCTCAGAAGTGTCCAGCATGGGACCAACGAGACGGGCAACCGAGAACACCTGGTCGAAGAACGACTGAGGAACAGTGTCCGTCGAGGTAACCAGGCTGCGCTCTTCACGGGCGAACTCGTGCGAACGAACCTCACCGAGTCCGATGGACTTCAGGATGTCGTTAGCAGAACGCGACTCAGCAGCCTCGGGGACAAACCCACGAGCAGCTTCAGCTGTTTCAGCTTTACGCTCTTCGTTGCGTTGCGCAACAGAAATTACTTCGTCGGCCTTGCGGATGTCATCCTCAAGACGGTTAACTTTCTCAAGAGTCTCTCCGTCAAGCCCGCCGCGCTCTTCAGCCACGTCCAGAGCTTCCTGAATCTGGTGCGTAAGATTCGCACGGAGTTCTTCCTGAGACTTAATGAACTCAGACAATGTTTCTCCTTGTTAGTAGTTACTATTACCAGTCGCGCTGACGCAGACTATAGAAAAGCAACGGTGCTGACACTCAATGCTTGTACCTATTCTACAAGAATAGTGAAAAGTGGAGCAGGGCGGAGTTGAACCGCCGTGTCAAGAAAGCCCGCAAGCGGTTTTTTTCCTTGATCGAAACCTATCCTGCCCCAAAGACTCCCTAGGGAAAAGGGGTAAAACCTAGGGAGGAAACTCGCTAGCGGACTTCTTCGGGCGCGATTACACGAGTTTCTTTGACCTCACGAGCCGCCTTCTTAGGGTCGGCTTTCACTTCAGGCTCGTCAAGCTTGACAATAGCGTCAGCCCAACGGTCAGCATAAGTAAAAACAACCCCAGCTTCCGGGTTGCCAGCAACTTCAAGAATAGTTTTCTTAATATCTTCGCGTGTAGCCATTACTCAAGACCTTTCAACAGTTGTTCCAGCTTTTTCTTCTTAAGAGCCAGCATTTCGGAGCTGATCTCCTCAGACTTAGATTCTTCAACGCCATCATTAGCTTGATCGCTCAACTTGTCAACAACCGAGTTCAACAAATTTGCTTCATCCCTGTTCAAGTTGTCACCTGACTCTACCTTCAACATGGCGTCAGCAAGACTATCGGCATCAACATTTAAGGAACGGGCTACAGCGTCCAGACTGCGCACCATGGTGCTACCGGCAGTAGCTACATAAGCGGGGAAGGCAACGATGCTTACTTCATGCAAGCGAACCGACTTAAGAGTGCGCTCCTGGCCATCGGAAGACCAATCATCACCACCAGAAGGAACAGAAAAGCCGAAACTCATGCTGTCAATGTCTCCACGCTTCAAAAGGTATGCAGCGTCCCTACCTGTAGAAGTGTCAGGAAGATCAGCGGTGACTCGCAAACCATATCCGTCTTCTTCCAGACGCATTGTCCCAGCACGGGTAGAACTGAGTACACTACCAGAGTCGTGGTCCCAAAGCAGTTTTATGTCGTTACGTGCATCTAGAGAACGTTTAAAGGCACCTGGGGCAATCTTTTCACGGAAAGGAAGTGGCTCACTGCGAGAGTTAAACACTGCTGCGTAACCCGAAAACGTCATACCTGAGCCGTCTTCGGCCTCACGCACTTCAAACCGAGTGTTTTGGGTGCGAGTTTCAACCTTTGCCATATCACGAACCTCCACGCTCATGCGCGCTCTATTCTCTTCTTCCAGTCTAGCGACAATGCGTTCTGCATACTCTAAAGCGCGACGAGCGCGAGCCTTAGACGGACCCGAACCCCACAACAAGTGCGCAACAACTCCAGCAGAAGGATAATCGTCGTTATTAGGGTTAGCTGCAGGGGAATCAAGATCGTCTAGGTGTCGACTAATCCACGCAGCCGTCCGCACCCACTTATCGGCGCTCACATTGCCCTCAGCCATCGCACGAGCCTCTCTGACTGTCTGCGGGCGCAACCCATCACCAGAAAGACCCTCCTCGTGATAGCGGAGCCCCTGACGGGCAGCAGCCCTCATGTAGGCGGGCGGCGACAAATCAACTTGTCGGCGTTCGACGGCATAAGACCTAATGTCAGCGATCTTAGTCAAAGTAGAGAAACGGTGGCCAACTAAAGTGTCAGTCGCCTCTTGCCCTTCTTCACCTTCCCGCCAGAGCCGTATGAGCGCAGCTGGATCATCTTCAGTCCCTTCAATCGTGAAATCACTATCCGGTACGTCTATTGCGTTATCACGAACAATCCGTTCAATCTGACCACGAGCACGACCGCCCGAAGTGTTCCAAGAAACAAAGTCACCAACCTCTAAAGCGTCGGGAGCGGCGCGGCTTTCTTCTTCACGTGGCTCCCAAGCGTTGCAATACTGACCACCCTCAACATACTCTTCCCAACGCTCACAAAAAGCACGGCCCTCTTCGTCAAGATTGTCCTCATTAAAAAACATGCAATTTCCGCAAGCACGGCCCTCAGGAACATCTTCTGACGTTGCTGGCCGATAGTTATCAGGAAGATCACGAGTAGAACGCTCACCGAGGAACTCTGATTCCTCAGCCCGAGCAATGGCAAGACCCTGATCAATGGCTTCCTGCTTTGTTGTATGGCAGCCCATAACTTCGCCATCATCTTTAACGGTCGCCCAACCCGAGCAGCCCTCAGCGCTATCTGAAATGTAGTAAGGCACTAGATCTGTTTCACCACCAAAATACCCAAATCGAGACCATCCGGGTCAGAAAAGGCGTACAAAGGATCACCAGGCCCAAGCTTAATAGTAATGCTTTCTCCTGGATCAATATGCAAAGTGTTAGAAGTTGTAATGGCCGAGTCTCCGCCTAAATAAATATACTCGTTGCTACTTTTGGTCATATTGTGCAAGTGCACTTCTTGCCCGAGTATTTCCGGCGACACAACCTCAACTGCGGCAGTCCCCAGCGTCACATTATTTGTGAAGATTGGCATTACTCAACCTCATACTCTTCATTGGGGTTCTGTTCGTTAATCTGCGCAGTGGGCTGCAACTGCACAGACGGAAGCCCAGTGTGCGTAATCGGTGGCAAGTCAAGGGCCGCCAAAACCTCTGCCGGGTCATAACCGACCTGCACCAGCCGCTGAGCCATGTCCACACGTTCAGACTGAGCCGTCACCGTGGCCGACTCAACATTCACGTTCGCGAGAGGCACCCGCACAGTGTTTGCAGACGGTTCGTCAATGTCAGGCAAATCTTCAAGGCGCCTCACATCGTTCACGCTTAAAAATCCGCTCTGCTGCCCAACCGAGTATGCAGTGTAACGATTATTAATATCAGCGCGGAGCAACCCGTCCATATTGAATTTCATGAACGCCGTGTCGCCACCTTCAACGCGAGCAAGAAGAGGTGAAAAGGCGCTTTCCAATTTTTGTGTAATGGGCCGTAGGCAGTGGGTTACCCATGCGCGGTTGTTCTCTTCTACGGATGCGTAGGTGTTGGTGCCGGGTAGGTTTAGCAGGTTGGAGGGGATTTTGAAGGCGCGGGCTACGTCTTCGACGGCCATGCGGCGAGAGTCGATGAACTGTGCTTGGTCGTTGCCAACAGAGGTGGGTTTGTAGGTGGCGCCGTTGGAGAGGATGCCTGTTTTGTGGGCGCGTTTCCAACCTTTGTGTCGGGCGTCGAAACCTTGTTGTAGTTCTGTGGCTTGTTGGGCGGTCAACTTGTTTGGGTACTCGATGATGCCTTGTGTGGTGGCGCCTTGTCCAAAGAAGCGGGCTGCATAGTTTTCCAGGGCGAGTGCTAGACCAAAGTTTTCTTTCAGGGCTTCCACTCGGGATACGCCGCGCAGGTGACCGGGGCGGACAACGTCAGCAATGTGGATCACTTCTTCACTGCTATACATTTTGGGGTCTTCTTGTATTTGATACATGACCCTGCCGATGCCGTTACGTTTAATTTCTACTTGTGTCGGGTTTAAAACGACCATGTTGCTGATTTGGCCGCGACGGTTAGAAAACACTCTTATAAAGGCGTTGCCGTCCAACAGGAGAGACACAATGACGGCGCCGTAGAAGGCTTCCTTGGTTTGGTCAATGTCGGGCCGAGTTACCCATTCTGGGCGGGGACGGAATGCGCGCCTTTGGCCGTCTAACCGAATGAAAGCATCTACGGGCAGTGTGGCGATTGTGTCACTGATGAGGGACACTGCTGAAAAGATTGCGTTGACCTGGAAGGCAGTGTTTTCGTCAATCCGAGTGCCGGACTGGTTTTCTAACTCAAGGAAGTCGCCGCTGCCCCACACTGTTTGGAAGGACACGGACCGTTCCTCGAAGAAACGTCCAAGCATTATCTACGCTCCAAACTTAAACCGAAAATGATGGCGAAGGCGCCAGCAACAATGAAACCCGCAGGGGGCCAGGCCAATGCGGCCCCGGTCGTGACAAGGACTGCTCCGCTAATTTGTAAGATATTCACTACCATTTTTACGTTTCCTACACTACCGTTTTGCGCCTACAGGAAGAACTGCGGCACTCCCTCATCTATTCTACTTGCATCTGCACGATCATAGGCGATAATGAACGCGATTGCCGCGTCGATCTTCTTACGAGACGTCGCGGACTCCTTAGTGACCCTCTGGCCACGGTGGTCAATCTTAATAACACAGTTCTCTATGTGTCGTGACAATATCGGGTTGCCGTCGTGCACAAGGCGACCCTCGGTGATTGCTTCAAACACTTTCTGGGTTGCCGGAATCATCAAGTTCAACATGTTTGTTTTGTACTCAACGATGGGCAAACCGAGTTCCTCAAGGTCTTGCATCATCGACGCCCAACGGTAAGGGTCGCAAGCAATCTCTCGCACCAACGG